GAATAATGCGTTGGAAGCATTACTATTCTCTTGATTTAAAACTAAATATCGTGTATAATGAAAATGAAGTGGAGTGACTCTATTCAATGGCTAAAGGATTTACTGTAAAAGCATCAGCACCAAAGAAAAAAGAAAATACAGAACTTTGGGATTATGATGCTATTAAAGAAAGAATGAAAGGAAAGGCAATTGTATTTTGTCTTCCTGGAAGAGGAGTATCATATACGTTTTTGAAAAACTTTGTACAACTTTGTTTTGATCTTGTACAAAATGGAATGAGTATTCAAATCTCTCAAGATTATTCTTCCATGGTGAACTTTGCTCGTTGTAAAGTATTGGGAGCAAATGTACTTCGTGGTCCGGATCAAATTCCTTGGGACGGTCAGTTAGCATATGATTATCAACTTTGGATTGATAGTGATATTATCTTTGATAGTAATAAGTTTTGGCAACTATGTGATGTAGCACTTTCTGCAGAAGGTGAAGAACGTCCTATTGCTGCTGGTTGGTATTCAACTGAAGATGGTCGTACTACTTCTGTTGCACATTGGTTGGAAGAAGACGACTTCCGTACTAATGGTGGTGTGATGAATCATGAGATGGTTGATGGTATCTCAAAACGTAAGAAACCTTTCACTGTTGACTATACTGGTTTTGGTTGGGTCATGATTCAGAAAGGTGTATTTGAAAATGAGAAGATGAAGTATCCTTGGTTTGCTCCTAAGATGCAAGTATTTGAGTCTGGAGCTGTTCAAGATATGTGTGGTGAGGATGTCTCTTTCTGTCTAGATGCTATTGAAGCAGGATACGAAATCTGGTGTGATCCTCGTATTCGTGTTGGACATGAAAAGACTCGGATTATCTAATGTCAGAACCATATGATGATAAACTATTTCTCGCCTATGTGGAGAAAAGATTAGTTCAATGGGTGGAATATCATCTACCCAATAAGAGTGATGACGATCTCTGGTATCTTAATAGTAAGATATTAGAGGAACTAGGTAAAAGAGATAAACATAGGTATCAAGTTGGAATTGGATTAAGTTTTAAAAGAGGTAATTAAACAATGGCAAAAGTAAAAAAATCACTTTTGGGAAATGTCTTCATTGAGTCCCAACCTAAGAAAACCACACAAGGTTCTGGCAAACACACTAAGTATGCTGCATCAAGTCGTAATGGCAAACGTAAGCGTTATCGTGGTCAAGGACGTAGTTAATATTAAAAGACCCTACGGGGTCTTTTTTAATGCATAGATAAAATAGTTGTAAAGTTTTGTATGTCTTGTTTGATTGCAAATCTTCCATCGATGGAAGTCTGGGTGCGTAAAGAATATTTGACAGATCACCAATCTGGTCATGGTGAATTTGTAAAAGGTGTTTGGGTTTCAGTCAAATCGATTCCTGGACGTGCTTTTTATTTTGAAACGTATTTACCAGAGTATGCAGCAATGTACGATAAACTACCCATCAGCGCCTTTGTAAGCGACCCTGAGACCCCCTCACCAGACATGAGCCTACCAAACCTTCAGTTCTGGAATTGTATGGATTATGGGGTCGTTTCGGTTGATAAGAAGTTTATTGGTTCAATGGACTTTGAATGTTATACGAGAGACCATGGTAATGTAAAAGGAACTTATGTCTGCACAATTGATAACTATCATCATGATCCAGACTATGTTGATTATGCGACAAGTGAGAATCCTGCTGAACATAAATCACATAACTTAATTGAATTGGAGAATGGTCAGTATGCACTTTATCCAAATAACAGATTACGCATTTATGATAATAGTTTGACACCTGTTGAACCAAAGATGCCAGATTTTAAAGTATCAACACAATACTATCAGGTTGAAAACGGTTTTGATCGTCTTGGTATGGGTAGAGAGGATGAATACTTCTGGAAGACCGCAAAAGAACGTTCTCAGGACATAGATAGTAGTAATGTGAAAGAAACTACGGGAGAAAATTATGAGTGAAGAATTTCTCAGAGAAATCAACCATGACAACAAGACACCTAAAGGAAAAAAACCTCAACTTAATGAAGATGGGTTTTTTCTCGCAGACGATTGTTCTCATCCTGATCATCAGTGCACTTGTGGTTCTAAACCAGTAGAATCAGTAATACTTACTGAAGGATTAGTGTAATAAATAAGTTAGATTTGTTGCAACTAATCAGTGCCTCTAGAACGCGTTAGCCAAGGATTTAAAGACATCAGTGCTACTTTTCAAATCAGTCCAATTAATTCTGATTTGATATCGTTGAAAAACTCTAATGCTATCGCGAGATCAATTCGTAATCTTATATTTACAGTACCTGGAGATAAACCTTTTCAACCTACAGTTGGTTCAAGGGTTTCCGAATTATTATTTGAAAATTTTGATGGATTAACCGCCACTTCAATTCGAAGTGAAATTGAAAATACTATTAAAGAATACGAACCCAGAGTTGAATTGAAAAAAGTTACTGTAGAACCAGACTTTGATAATTATGAATTCAACGTAGTTATACAATATATTATTGTAGGTATTGATGTACCAGTTCAACAGCTCACATTCATCTTGGAACCCACTAGGTAAATGCCTTTAGTTAATTTTAGCAATCTAGATTTTGATCAAATAAGAGAATCTATAAAGAGTTATCTTCGATCAAACTCCAACTTTACAGACTATGATTTTGAGGGATCTAATCTCTCAACTATTATTGACACTCTTGCTTATAATACTTATATTTCCTCATATAACGCTAACATGGCGACAAATGAGGTATTCATTGATAGTGCGACTTTAAGAGAGAATGTAGTTTCGTTGGCCCGTAATATTGGATATCTCCCCAGATCAAGAAAGTCAGCTACAGCTAATGTATCATTTAGTGTTGATGTATTAGGAACTACATCATCCACAGTGACACTTAAAGCAGGAACAGCTTTTGTTTCTAGTCGTACTTTTGGAAGCGAGAGTTATATTTTTTCAGTTCCAGATGATATTACTGTTCCGGTTGATTCTACAGGATCTGCAAACTTCTTCAATATAGACATTCATGAAGGAGTATATGTTAAAAATACTTATACAGTAAATTCAAGAACTCCAAATCAAAAATACATTATACCAAATGGTGGTTGTGATACATCACTCATTAGAGTTGTCGTAAAGAAATCACAGAGAGCCACCCAGTCGGGAACTTCAGAGAAATTTGTTCAGTATGATAACTTATATGATATTGGACCCACTTCTCCAATTTATTTTGTAGAAGAAATTGATAGTGAGAGATATGAATTATTATTTGGTGATGGTATATTTGGTAAAAAATTAGAAGAACCAAATTTCGTAGAGATAAGTTATATCAGTTCAAAAGGAGAAAGTGGAAATAGTATTTCGAGTTTCACATTCTCAGGAACACTTAGAGATAATAACGACAACGCCATAACTTCTGGAATATCATTAATTACTACAAATAGTCAATCTCATGGTGGAAAATCTATTGAGAGTGTTGAATCCATTAAAAAATATGCACCTAGAATCTATGCAGCACAAAATAGAGCAGTAACATCTTCAGACTATGAAGCACTAATTCCTCAGATTTATCCAGAATCGGAATCAGTATCTGCTTTTGGTGGAGAAGAATTGACTCCCCCACAATATGGTAAAGTAATTATTAGTATCAAACCATATAATGGTGTTTATCTATCTTCAAGAATAAAGAGTAATATTTTATTAGAACTTAGAAAGTACTCAGTAGCTGGAATCGTTCCTCAAATTATTGATCTTAAATATCTCTATTTGGAATTAGATTCTAAAATTTATTATAATACAAATCTTGCACAATCTCCTTCTTATGTGAATGATATTGTTCTACAGAATATTACTAATTATTCTAATTCCTCAGATCTCAATAAGTTTGGGGCTAGATTCAAATATAGTAAATATCTGAATATTATTGATAATAGTAATAATTCTATTACTTCTAATATTACAACCGTGAATATTAGAAGAGATATGGTAGCTTCTCTTAATCAGTTTGCAGAATATGAAATATGTTTTGGTAATAGATTCTATCTAAAGAATCATGGACATACGGCAGAGTATCAAGGAACAATTGTTGGATATAATATCAAGTCATCAGGATTTACTGTAAGTGGTATTTCTGGGACTGTTTATCTTGGTGACATAGCTAATCACGATTTGAAGACCGGAAGTATTTTCTTATTCAAATTAAACTCACCAACCGAAGCAGTTATTGTGAAAAGATCAATAGGAGTAATTGATTATATTAAAGGGGAAATTAAATTGAATCCAATTAAAATTTTATCTACTTCAATCAATAAGGATGTCCCACTGATCGAAATATCAGCGACTCCTTATTCAAATGATGTGATTGGATTACAAGATCTGTATTTACAACTTGATGTAAGTTCTACCACAATTTCAATGATCTCAGATCAAATCGAATCGGGAGATGATATTTCTGGAACTAATTATAAAGTAAGTTCTAGTTATACCAATGGTAGTTTGGTTAGAGGAACTCCAGTTGTTGTACAACCAACACAATTAGAAACTACATCAACTACCACTACAACATCACCAACCACTACTGCTACTACAACATCATCAACCACTACTGATACTACAACATCATCAACCACCACTACCACACAAACATCACAGACAACTCAAACAACTCCTACCACAACCATGGTAAATAGTAATAATGGTTCAACAACCTCCAGTTCCACTTACACTTATTAAGATATAATAGAAATGGCAGTAGATAGAGTAAAATTCCAGAATATTGTTGCCAGTCAACTACCAAGATATGTTAGGGAGGATTTTCCCCTTCTTACAAATTTTCTTGAGGAATATTATAATTCACAAGAATATCAGGGTGGATCACTTGATTTACTTCAGAATATAGACCAATATGTAAAAGTAGAGGAACTTACAAACCTTAAAAATTCTACGATTCTTGGAGCTGATCTTTCTATAATTGGAACAACTATTACCTCTTCTGTTAGTGGTAATTTTACTGAAGGATTTGTTGATACTAATGGATTAATTAAAATTGATGATGAGATAATTTTCTATAAAAATAAAACCGACACTACATTTGAAGGTTGTGTGAGAGGTTTTAGTGGAGTTACTTCTTATAAGAAATCCAATAAACCAGATGAATTAGTTTTCGATAATAGTTCAGCAGCTTCTCATAAAACTGGAGCTACAATTCATAATTTAAATATCTTATTCTTACAAGAATTTTTAAATAAACTTAAAAATCAAATATCACCAGGATTCCAAGAAAGACAGTTAAGTCCAAATTTAAACGAAAAGAATTTTCTTTATAATGTAGATAGTTTTTATAAAACAAAGGGAACCGATAGATCTTTTAAAATTCTTTTTGGAGCACTTTATGGTGAAAATGTCGAAGTCATTCATCCAAGTGAGTTTCTTGTTAGACCTTCAAATGCTGATTACAAAGTCACTCAAGATTTTGTAATTAAGCAAGTTCAGGGGAATCCATTAGATTTAAAAAATTTAACGTTATATCAGGATATCTCCGGAGCTAGAGGATCTGTTACTGATGTAGAGAGGATTAATTATGATGAAGGTCAGTATTATCAAATTAGTATTGATTATGGATATCAAAGAGATATTGATGTAGATGGAACAATTTTTAGTGAATTTGTCTCAAATCCAATAACAAAAATTTTAAACGAAGTCAATACTAGTTCTACCTATATTGATGTAGATTCAACATTATCTTTCCCTCAGTCTGGTTCATTGATTACAAAGGATATTGACGGAAATAATGTAACTGTTACATATACTGATAAAACTGCAAATCAATTTTTAAATGTTTCCGGAATTACTGGCAATATATCATCAATTTCAGATATAGAACTAAATTCAGATTCCTATGCATATCTTGGTTTTGGTCAGGATAATGTAATCAGAGTAAGAATTACTTCAACTCTTAAGCAATTACAACTTCCAAAATCTTATGGGTATAAGAAGGGTGACCTCATTAACGTACAGTCTTTTGGATACACAAAAACTAGTGAGAAGTTTAAAAACTGGAATTATAACATTAAATCTAAATTTGATGTGTTGGAAATAGAAAATGTTGACAACACCGAAGATAAGTATAAAATAACAACTTATGATAATATTGAATTAAAACCTGGGTATAATATCGTATTAAAAAATTCTACAGGAAGTTTTTCTTCAGATGGAACTATATTGAGAATTAATTCATCAAATTCATTTGTTGTTAGAATTAATGCTAACGTCAATGTTAATGATACTTATACCATAGAAAATCAAATACTAAGAGGTAATTCGACAAAATATACAATATTAAATGATTATTTTGCCAACATTCAAAATGTATACGAAAATTCTAATAATCTTTTAATATCTTCAAATTCTATTCCAAATTACTATAATAAACTTACAAATCCTTATGATAAGAAGATAAAGTTTAGTGGTAATTATGTCTCAACAGAAATTTTGAGATTTCAAGATGAAACTAAAGATAGTGAACAATTCATCAAACATGGACTCTATAGTGGAGACACAGTTTATTATAAACCAAGTATCGTTGTAACTAATTCAACTGATGTAGATGGTAATGTAATTACAACAGAAACGATTAATAAATTTAATGTTTTGGATGAGGGCGTATATTATGTTGAAAGAGTTGATGAAAATGCTATTAAACTTTCTAGAAGTAGGGGAGATTTATTTGCGAAAAAATATATAACCGTTGATGGTACAGTATCAAATAATGAATTTATATATTATGATTATTTGAATAAGGAAGTTTCTGCTCAACCAATTTATAGACAAATAAGTGATCCAATAAATGTAGAAAAAGTATATAAAACTGATCCTGGTTATACCGGTATTTTAATAAATGGTGTTGAAGTATTAAATTACAAATCTTCTGATGTTGTATATTATGGTAAAGTTGAAGGAATCAAAATTACTGCTCCAGGAAACGGATATGATGTAATAAATCCACCGACATTAGTTATAAATGATGAGGTTGGAACTGGAGCTACAGGTAAAGTTTCAGTTTCTGGTAAATTGGATAGGATTGAGATAATTGAACCTGGTTTTGATTATGTAGATACTCCTGTAGTTAGAATAAGTGGTGGTAATGGAAGGGGTGCAGCTGCAGAAGTTAATCTTATTTCCATAGATCATGAAGTTCTTTTTAATTCCGAATCGGCATCTTCCGATGTAAATCTAACAACTAATGTAATTGGATTCTCAACATTCCACAAGTTTAGACCCTACGAAGAAGTCGTCTATATTCCAAACTCGCAAACAGTTGTTGGTGGAATGTCAACCAACTCTTCTTACTTTGTTGGAATTGTAGATACAAAATCTGTGAAATTGTATTCGAAGAAAAGTGATGCTATTTCTGGCATCAATACGATTTCTTTGACTTCATATGGTTCAGGAACTCAATTATTTAAATCATCAGAAA